AACATCTTTTACGTGATGTCAATGTATATTCTGTATTTATATTATGAATTATTCATTAATTGAGGTGATTTGCAATGTCAGATAAATTCAATGCAACTAAATACAAAAATGATTTTGCCAAAGAACACTATAAAAAATTTGTTGCCGATATTAAGCCAGATTTGTGGGAAGATATTACTGCATATTGCAAAGATTTAAATATTAGTAAACCCGAATTTTTAAAGCGTGCTATCGAGGCGTTAAAAAACCAATAAAAAAGGTGTAAAGCCTATTTTGTTTTTAGGGTTCTTCATTTGTCTTAATCCTTATTGTGTCTATATTGTAACATATGGATTAGTATGTTGTCAATGTATATTTTGTATTTATATTATGAATTATTTGTTAGAAATGGAGATGTAAATAAATGGATAGAAGGAATATAGAACGCCAAAAAACATTTAATCAGCGTGAATATAATGATAGATACCAAAAAGAACACTATAAAAAGTTTCAAACTAATTTAAAGCCTGATGTTGCAGAGCGCATAAATAACTACTGTACCGATATGGGTATTAGCAAAGCTGACTTTTTAAAGCTTGCTATTGATATTATAGAGGATAAAAGGTAAACTATAATGCAGATAGTTGTAAACGCTGCTGTAATGCCCCACAATGGACGTTATACTATATCATATTATAAAAACCCATATCTTAAATATAAAGCCCTTGTAACGAGCCGCATAGAAGCCAATACAAGGGCTATTATTTAGAGGTATAAAGTTATTTAAATTTATAGGTTTAATTGATGTTTGTTAGTATAATATATGTCAAAATGTTGATATGAAAGATAAAATTATGATATTTTTAGTTTGCACCTATATAAGAACAATGAATGTAGCCGAACCATAGTTATATTTACAATATACCAATAGCAAATTGTATTGCTACTATAATACAATAACACAACAACAATATGGTAATTAATACTAATTAAATGTTAAATATATTTTAATAAATAGTAAATGTAGTTGAGATTTTAGTTAGCATAGTATATACTACTTGCAAATACACTATAAGTGCAAGAAAAACACTTGTGTTTATGGTATGATAGAGGGGGTATATTTACATTTTTCAACAAGGTAAAAAGTACCAATTTATACATAGTTGGTCACTCTCACTCACACTACAAAATTTCAACTCACCGATACCTGCACCAATTATAAATTATCACCAAACATTACACAAAAACACATTAAAACATTCGGGAAGTCATTCGGGAAAACTTCGATAAACACAAGTAAAATCCTAAGATTTTTTAAATCTTATACAAACCTAAAATATCATTTTTATGCAATTTTTATATAAAAACAGTTCTTTTGTAACCATAAACAATAGTAAAAACCTTATGTTTCTCCGAATAGAACAAAAATTGTTCTAAAGAACCAGTAAAACAAATAGAAAACCTGTTTGTTTTAAGGATTCAACATTATGGGAGATTCATTTAAACATAAGTAAAACACTTATGTTTATTTGATTAATTATAAGATAAAACCTCCTCTCTCCGAATGCAACAAAAATATTTTACCAAAATATTCAAAATAAACAAATTGTTTTATAAGTAAAAAAAATAATTATAGAATCCTCTTGACAAATTAAGAATATGTGTTATAATAATAATTAATAGTATTATTTTGCTTATACTGACGATTGTCCATACTATGCCCTGCCGGGCGGGCTGGCTCCCGTTGGTCGCCATTATTATCTTTATAGGATTGAGATTTAAAGGAAGATAAGTAAAATACTATGCTTCAAAGAAAGTTTCCCCCTGTATAGGGATATAAGTAAAAAATATGTTATACGCATATACACGGGGAAACTTTCTATAAAGACAAGTAAAATACTAATGAAAACGGAATTTTTACATATGGATTTATCTATTACGGATTCTCGTTTCCTGAGTAGTGAGAATTATATACACACGTCAGTATACATGGAGAAGTACAATTATTAGAAAAGGTTGGTATTATGGGGTTTAAAGATGTAGTCGACGTTTCAAAATTACAGAAAGGTACAACGGCTAAAAATTATAAGGATATGTGCAATCTATTAGGTTGTGAACCCTGTAAGGGTAACGGAAATGATAGAGAATATCAAATAAAAAATTGGCAGCGTTACTTTAATTTTAAGAAGGAAGGATATAAATTTATCGTTACGGAAGTATATGATACTCCCCTACCACAATTAGACGCTCGGAGAACTAAAGAGGGCAAGTATAACAAATACATAGAACTGCTACTATTACGGTACGTGTCAGTTTGTGAGGATAATATGCTTGAGATTACCAAAAGAGGACTGTATAAGGTGCTTGGTATGGTTAATGAAAATTATGACAAGGTGACATATGATAACTGTGTGGAAGCTATACAAGATGATATGGGACATAAAATCTCAAAGTTCAACATTAACCATTTTCATCAGAGAGTAGAGAACAAATTCTCTAAAATATTATACAATACATTGGACAGTATGGAGAAGCGAAAGCTTATACACTATCGCAAGAAAATTATAATAACAGCTGACGATGGATATGATTTAGAGAATGGCGATAGTATTACTGCTCTCCCTTATCAGGAAGGTATTATTGAAGATATGTTTCAAAAAGTATTGGATGAGTGGGGCTATAATAATATTGCACAAGTAAACCTGCGGTATAAAACCAAAGAATTTTATGATGAAGTTAACAAACGTCTTAATGATGAGTATGAGTGGAAGGGATTTTATACGCATATATTAATATCTGTGTTGGACTGTGAGGACGCACAACATTTGTCGGCAGAGGATATTAGAGGGTTATCTCCGAGTATGCAGCGAGAACAGTTTAACAAGCTGCTTATTGAGGATATTAACGGTCAAGTTGATTCTAAGTATGAGAAGTATCAGGGCGAGACTGTGGGGGATATTTGTAATGGTAAGGTTAAGGGGTTTCGGTATGACGAGAGTTACCTTGAAGCACAAAAGGAACTGGCTGATTACTTATTAAGTCTTAAATACGAGGATAAGTACAAAAGCTTTTGGTTAAGTGTTGACAAGTAAAAATAAATGTGTTATAATAAAAGAAAAATAATATTATTAATACAAAATTTAAGAAAAAAGGATTTATAGTATGAACAATCTTAAACTTATTACCACAGAAAATTTTGAGGACGGCGTTGTCGAGAACGGTATACCCTGCGATTTCTGGAAAGATGTAAACGAGGAGTATTTTATTACAAGAGAACAGATAGGTAGGGCGTTAGGGTATAGTAATCCTCAAAAGGCTATTCAAAAAATCCATTTAAAACATAAGGATAGATTGGATAGATTTAGTTGTATTATTAAAAGTGAAATAAGTCGCTCCTCTCAAAATGAAGATAGTTTTGAAAGTCGCCACCCCCAAACTGGGGGTATCGACTCAAATGGCAGTATTCAAGAACGTACATTCTACTCTCACAAAGGAGTAATGGAAATCTGCCGTTGGTCGCGTCAGCCTGTTGCCGACAAGTTTATGGATTGGGTGTGGGGAGTTATTGACGATCTGATTGCAGAATCTATTCAGAATAGCAGCAATACTATATCAAAGGAGGTAGTTGATACTGTAAATGAAATCTCTGCGTCGGTTAAAGAAATAGAACGCGCGGTTGCACAGCGGTCAAGATGTTCTTTTCATTATTCGAGGTGGAGAGCTAAAACAGCGAAAAAAGCTAAAGTTCTTGCTTACATACATAATTTAAATACAATGCAAAATTTAGATACAAACGAAGGTATTAAAAAGATTTACGGTCAAATCTATTTTGATATGAAATTAATATATGGTAAGAATATTGCCGATTACAAAGAAGAATATTTAAATCAATTCCCTGATATTGACGGTGTTCCATCTGGGATTGAAATTGTTGAATATTTCGGGGAACTGAGAGAGTTGTTTGATAATATAATCAACGAGCGGTTGATTAGAAGTTTAGGATTGGAAAAGGGTGATGCAGATGATATAGAGTGACAAAGATAGCGCATTAAAAGTAAATATAAACTATTATTAAAAACTGGAGGTACTTAAAGTAAAATGTTAATTGATGTCGAAAAAATTAAAGTGACAGACCGTATTCGTAAAGACTTCGGAAACATTCAGGAACTAGCAGACGATATTAAGGCAAACGGATTGATAAATCCGCCTGTAGTTACTCCTGAAAATGATGGGACTTTTACATTACTTACGGGAGAAAGACGATTAAGAGCTATGCGTTCACTTGGGTATAAGCAAATTGAGGTGCGGACGTGGAGTTCTTTGAGTGATGAACAGAAGTTGAATATCGAGATAAGTGAGAATGAAGTCCGCAAAGACTTCTCTAAGGCAGAGAGGATTGAATATGCGCGTCGGCTTGAAAAGGTTGAGAGTTTAAAAGCAGAAGAGCGTATGAAATGTGGTAAATCAGACCCTGTGGAGAATTCTCCACAGGGTGGCAAGACAAGAGATATTGTTGCTGAAAAAGTTGGTATAGGAAGTAGTAATACATATCGTAAGGAAAAATACATAGTTGATAATCAATCGCAACTTACTCCCGAGGACTTCGCCAACTGGGACGAGGGAAAGCTCTCTACTAATAAGGCGTATCAAAAAATCAAAAGTCAGCTAATGGAAAAAGATAATCAAATTGCGGGATATGAATTGAAACTCAAAAAAGTTGATGAGCTTAACGCACAAATAACAGAACTTAAAACTGAGTTAAATAATCGTCCGAAAATTGAGGTAGAGGTCAAACCTGATGATTATGATAAATTGGTTAAGCTTAAACAAGAAAACGAAAAAGATAATCGGAGGTTAAGAGATGAATATAATTCTAAGTGTGAAGAATTGAATGAATTAAAGGCTCAGATTAAATTTGAAAAAGAACGGAGTATACAAAAACAAGCACAAAACAAAATTATAGATGACGCTATTTTCTTTTGTGGTAAAATTGATTTGTTTATTAAGGATGTTGGCGGATTAGCTTATTTGGGAGATAAACTTGAACAACTTCCCGACAATGAAAAGAAAGCTTATATAAAGGCTGTGTCTATAGTGAAAGCTTGGGCTGACAACATTCTTACAAATATTGAATAAGATAGGAGTAAACATAAATTATGAAAAATTTCTTGGATAAAAACAATAATAATATCAATGACAATTACGATATGCAAACACTTATAAATATCGTAGGGCAAGGTGCAGCCACTACCAATCAAGTATCGCAGCAGCTTGGTCTTGTAGTAAATTCGGTTAATGTTTTACAGTCTGATATGCGTGGAATTAAAGATGATATAAACCAATTGAAATTAAATGAAGAGGTTACAACAACCCAGCAGGAAAATATTATAGAAACCGCACGGCGTAGAGTCTGTGAGATATTAGATTTTGATAACGATGAAATACATAAATATATGAAAACTTTTATTTCACGGTTGTATACAAACGCTCGTACATATGCAGGATTAGGAAGTAAAATATCTCGTACAAAAAAAGGCGACTATCAAAGGGTTATTGATTTCATAGAGGCGTGGGAACCCAAAGAGGGTTGCGGAGGACTTAAAAATATAGCAGATGAAAGAGCGGAGAGTCGGAGAAGAGCAAAAGAACAAGAATATGATTGCTAAATAGTGCGGGTGGTTGGGTGGGATAAATATATTTGAATAGTAGGAGTGTGATAAATTGTATTCACCGCCATTATACACAGTGAGAAAATTTTCCCTCAAATTCATTATTGACAATGAGTTTGATATTCGGTTATCCCCTGATGATGAGAAGCAATATTATATTAATCAACAAGATAATATGCTGTTTAGGCAGATACGTCTAATTACAGGAAACACGGATAAATTTAATAAGTATGTTGTATTTGTTGATTGTAAAGGAGGTAAAAGTTACGAATCGGAATTAAGGTCTATAGTTATCAATGGTTTTAATATAGGTAATAGCCATTTTGTGTTTGGAGAACGGTCGGCTTCAATGGTTAGGACTTCTATTTTGAGCTTCGTTGACGAAAGTATTTATGAATATCTTGATGAGAAAGTAACAATGGGGGTTGAGTTTGATACTACGGTTCTTTCTAAATACTATGCGTACAGAGGACTTATGTTAAGCTCTTGTCATTGTGTTGAAAATTGGATACCCAAGATAGTTGTAGTTCCGGACTGCTATCGTATTATACCTAATCAACGTATAAAATATGTTTATGACAAGGAAACGGAATTTATAGATAAGTCGGGAAATAACCGAAAATGGGTACAGAAAGATATTGCCGAAACTACTAAAGATATAGAGATAAATGCTTTTGACGGTTGTGGCATTGCTCACCCTATTATAATGCAAACTATAAGAGAGTGTCTTAATGTGTCGGAGGGGTTGACATCTGTAATAATTCGTGCGCCGTATATAAAGGGTGTTATCCACGAAATGGATTACGTTGAGTTTTTTAAAGAACGTGGGGTTGCTAATATAACTGATATATGGGGTATAGACCATAATGTTGCTGAAAATGCCGAGCCTATGATAATTATGTGTGAAAGTATGTATAAAGGATATAAATACTTTAAGCGCTATGGAGACATACGTGATTGGGAACATTATTGGGAAATGTTTAAAAGATACAAGCATTGCATAGGTATTGCTAAGTGGAATTATTCGATTGACGAGGAACCGCTGTATACTCGTGGTAACTATCAGATATTGCAGGATTTGAATTTGCCGTATGAGAAGTTTGCATTATTGGCACACGATTCTATAGAATGGGCGCAAAAAATAATTGACAACGATATTTTTTATACATATTGCTTCTTGGGTTTATTTTGCGATAGTCACAATACGACTGACATTTATATTAAGGCACTGTTAAAAAATCCCGATATGCTTAAAGAGTATGGAGTAAGAAATCACTTGATTTCTTTGGTTAAAAAGAAAATTAACGAAATGAAGTGCGGTAAACTTTTGTTAAACGCCTCGTTTAAATTCCTTGCTCCCGATCTAATAATGCTTATGGAACATATCGGAGGACTTGAACTTAACGGGTGTCTTAAAGAAGATGAATTTTTCAGTTTTAATTCCAACGGAGTTTTTGAGGGGGACAGACTTATTGAACGTAATCCGCACATATGTAAGTCTGAACACGTTATCTTAAAAGCTGTACATAATAATTTGACAGATAAATATTGCGGACATCTTGCTAATGTGTGTATGATAAACTGTAAAAGTATTACCCCACAAAGGCTTAATGGTGCCGATCATGATGGGGATTTGGCTTTAGTGGTAGATAATGAAATAATGATGGGTGGAGTTGATAAAAATACTGCTATTGTTATTGATATTGAAGATAAAATAACAGCTCTTGCGGAAGCAGATACACAAGAAAATAAGGTTAATGTAGTTTTACGGGGTATGAATAGCCTTATAGGAGAAACGAGTAACTGCGCCACGGGTTATCATAATAAATGCCCAAAATCACAAGAGCAAAAAGAACTTTATGAAAAATATGTAGGATTGTTGTCTGTAATAAACGGCAAGGCTATAGATTCGGCTAAGACGGGGGTTGTTTTTAATATTCCTCGTAATATTGCTAAGTACGGCAAGCCACTCCCCTATTTTATGAAGTATGCGGGAGACTATTACAGCAAGATGAAAAAATTCTCTAAAGCACATAGTAATATGAATAGACTGTGTTGGGAAATCGAAAAGTGGGAACGCGAATTTCGTTGGAAGCGTACATATAAAGAATTTGATTATAATATTATGGTTGATTCTTCAATTCCGTACTCTAAAGAAAATTATAATCAAATAAAAAATGTTTATCTTAATTTCTGTAAAGAGATGAAGGAACTTAAACTAAACGAGTATGAATTAAAACAAGAACAAGGATTGGAGATAAATTGGGAATATTATTATAACTTATATAGAAACAAATGTTTAAAGATTTGTCCCGTAAGAGAAGCTGCAAATTACGCTGTTCTGTTATGTTATAGAGACTATCCTAATAAGAGTAAGAAATTTATGTGGAAGATTACGGGAAGTGGTGTTGTTGAAAATATTAAACAGATACCCATTAAGCTGCCTTGCAGAAATCCAAATGGAGAATTTGAATACTTAGGTCGAAAATACAGCATGTTATCTTCAGTCCATATCGGGAACTGAACATAAAAATGGAGGAATGTTAAATTGATTAATGAAATTTTAGAGGTTCAGGAATATCTTGACGGCAAAAATATCAACAAGAAATGTTTATACAGGACTTGCTTTATGCTTGCAAAGTGGTACAAACAACAAGGATTGAGTAATGTTGAAATTCGCGAAAAAATTTTTGAATGGGGACAGAAATACAATATATACATAAAATATAATGTAAACAGCATTATATATCAGGCTCTTGAAGATAAGCATAGATTGCGCGGAGATGAATCTGTAGTAAAAATCAGTCATGGTGATATTGATGAAATTGTTCGTAGATTTGATAGCGTTCAGTGTCGAAAAGTCGCATTAGCAATACTTTGTTACGCTAAATTATCTGCTGATAGAGATAACGAATTTAATGTTTCGGCATTGGCGTTATCAAATTGGCTCAATATTAATCGCGGTAATATGAGTGGCAGATATATTAAAGAACTAATTGATTTTGAGTACATAAAAAAAGTCGAAACATCTAAAACTTACTCTTGGGATAGCAATGTAAAAAGTAATACTATGAATTTGAAAATTTTAGTGCCAATTGAAAATAAGGGTGACTACGTCCTTGTTAAAAATAATATTGAAAATTTGTATAATGAAATTTTTGAAAAAGCAAAATTATAATATATGAATACTAATAATGTGTTTCATTTGAGATTTTCATTTGAAGTTTTCATTTTAGATTTTCACAAAGATAAATTACGGACTGTGTAAAAGCAGTCCGTTTTTATAATTTTAAATTAAAGGAGCGATCAAGTAATTGATTCAAATTACTAAGGACGAAGCAGAATACTTACGCGCAAATTTAAAAAAAGCAAAAGTACAGAGAACTTGCCTGTTAAAAAACAACGGTAAATCAAGAGGGAAATATTATGTTGAGGAAACACATAAGGTATTAAAGGCTTTAGACGATTTTCGTAAAAAATATAATTAATGAATGGAGAGATATATTTGGCAAAGAAAACCATTTCTATTAAATTTAGCAAGGCAACTCTTACAAAAGAGGATGGCAAGTATACTATTACAGAGATAATTAAAGACGAGAGTAAGGATTATGATTTATCTGAAATCCTTGACGGTCTTGACGGTAGTTCCGACTTGTCTATAAGTATATCCTCGGAAGACACGGTTGAACCCATTAGCGAGGAGTGAACTGATTGTCGGAATACAAAAGATTAGAGGGCGAGAGCGACCAAGCTCTTATTGTAAGGATATGTAACCAAAAAGATATTATTGGAAGTTGGGATGATGTTTGCAGGGTTTTAAATGAAATAACCGGTTACAACTACAGACCAAACACGTACAGAAATATGTTTCAGTCTTATAATAAGATATTCAACGGAACATTAGATAGGACTAATACTTCACTGCTTGATGAGATAAAAGAGCAGCGCAGAGAACTCGAAAAAGAGAAAATTAAGCTTAGAGATGAACGTAACGAGTATAACCGCACTATCAGACAGGAGGCACGGAAAGAGTCTTATGTTGATTTAGTTAAGAGAATATTTTCTGAATATGCTCCTAAAGGCTTAGAGTACGTTCCCGCCAATACATATGAGTCCGATACCGATATGGTATTACTCGTGTCGGATTTACACTGTGGAACAGAGGTTGAACATTGGCTTAACTTTTTTAACGAAGATGTTCTCGCGGAACGTTTTAAGAGATGTTTGAATAAAGTTATACAAATTCAAGACAGGCACCGTTCCGAAAATATAAATGTGATACTGTCGGAAGTTGTGAGCGGTCTTATACACGAAAATCTGCGGTGTGAGAATAATCAGAATATTATTGAGCAGTTTCTCACTGTGTCTAAGATGATTTGTGATTTTATTACAGAGTTGTCAAAACATTTTAATAAGGTTAATGTGTATGTTACGCCTGGTAATCATAGTAGAATAGTTGCTAAAAAAGAAGCAAGCTTAAAGGGTGAAAATCTTGATAACTTGCTTATTCCATATATTGGGGCGGTCTTACAAAATGTTGAGAATGTGTACTGTTGTAAAAATACAATTGATGAGAGTGTTGCAATGTTTACCGTTAAGCATAATACTGTTTTTGCAGTACACGGAGATAAACATACTCCTCAAAATGTAGTGCAAAAACTAACAATGCAGTACGGAGTGTGTCCAAAATTAGTATATTTAGGGCACCGCCATACAAACTCTATGGAAACTGTCTATAAAACAAAAGTTATTTCGGCAGGGTGTTGGTCTGGAGTGGACAACTACGCTATTGACAAGGGGTTCAATACATCGCCTGAAACTGTTTTGTCTGTCATAGATGAAAATGGTTTGGTTTGTAATTATGATATAAATTTAACGTAAAGGATTGATATTATTGAATACAGCCGAATTTATTGAATACTGGTCTAAAATAAACGGCACGTCAAATGCTGAGTCCGAATATCAAATAAAACAGTTTATAAACACATTTAAGTCTGCGGTTTCAGAACACGGTAAGTTGGATATTCGGGGTTTCGCCAGCGCGGAGATAATAACTCGTATTGGCGGAGAACGGCGTAACCCGCGTAATCAGCAGAAAATTAAAACAAAAGATAAACGATTGGTGAGAATAAAAATATCGCCAAAATTTAAAAATATGCTGGAGGAATAATTACGGACTTATTTAAAAAAGAATATAAATTCGTCTCCTTGGAGGAACTTGTATACGATATTACCAAAAGTTTTGACGATGGAAACAAAGATATTGATTTTGTACTTACTGTAGACGAGGTTCAAGATTTTTTAACCGTGTTTTTATCTACGGGTAAATTTAAGCCTGTTTCTATTGAATGGGCGAAACCCAATATAAGCGGGTATGACAGAGAATATTATTTTAGTTTGTGTCGATTTGATGAAAACGAGATATTGGTTTCACCTGCATATAATGACGATCGGCTTATAAGTATAGGCGATGACAGTATTGTGCTTGTTTCTGCGGGAGTAAAGGTTGATACATATTCAAAATTTGTCAAGAGTTATGACAATGTGGTATTGTTTGATATTGAAGATTAATTAGAATAAAACCTCGCGCACCTCTGTTTACAAGTGACCCAGTGAGGGTGTTATAATGCCGTTGGCTGCAATAGTGGCTGACTAATATTACCGTCTGCCTTAGTGGACGGTTATTGCGGAGTAGAGCAAAAGTAGCTCACAAGCCCCATAAGCTTGAGGTTGGAAGTGCAAGTCTTCCCTCTCGCAACCAACTGAGGGTGTAACGCCCGACTATATGATTTTATAGAGTGTAACGCTTGACGGGTATGGTTTAAGGGATTTTGTAGCCCCGTAAAAAAACAAAATCCACATTTTATGAAGATTCAAATATTGTTAGCAGGCAACTTGAGTATCTGCTTATAGTGTTGACGTGCAATGTAGTTTCAAGATGCTGTATTGCAAATAGCTATATAAGGGTTTAGATATTTACCACAACTTGAATAGGATTATTCCGAAAGAAAATATCTTAAATTTAAACGAAAGGAGCAATACGAGTGGCAAGAAGTAGAGGTGTTTATAACAGAATTTACACCCCAGAACTGTGGGAACAAGTCAATCAAGAAAATAAAGATATTCTAGAAGATTTTTTAGCTGAATACAAACAGCAAAAGAAAGCAAAGTCTACTATTGATGCGTATTTTCAAGACGCTCGTATTGTCTTTATTTACATATTAAAACATCACAACAATAAATCTATCCTTGAACTGTCAAAAAAAGACTTTAGAAATTTTAGCCTTTGGCTTACGGAAGATTGTCAGATGTCACCTAATCGTGCAAACCGTATGAAAGCTACTGTTAATTCTATGTTGGATTATTGCGAAAACGACGACGAATATAACTATGAAATTAATACCGCTAAAAAAGTCAAAGGCATACCGAGAACCAAAGTTAAAACTAATGAGGATAACTTTTTCTTTACATTTGACGAGTTTATTGCTGTAAGAAACAAACTTGTTGAAATGGGAGATTTACAGACTGCCGTACTTTGGAGTATATCTTTTGATAGTGCAGGACGGCGTAATGAAATATATCAGATTGAAAAAGAAGGACTTCTTGACGGCAACAAAACAAATATTGTAGTTGGTAAAAGAGGTAAAAGATTTCCGTTAATATACCTTGATGACACTAAGGAACTTATACGTCAGTATCTTGAAAAGCGCGGAGAGGACGATATAAAAAGCCTGTGGTATAAAGAGGTAAATGGTGTAAAGTCTGAAATAGACAAGGATACACTGTATAATCGAATTGTAAAATGTTCTAAAATTTTATCTGAAATACGTGGAGAGACTGTGGAGATATTTCCTCACTCAATCCGTCATTCTCGTTTAGAGGTGCTTATTAGCGGACAGGACACGAGAATAGTAGATGATAATGGTAATGTTAAGAAATTTGATATTGAAGCCTGTAAATTAGTGGCACATCATAGTGAAATAAACACTACATCGGGCTATCTTAAAAATCACGATGAGGATATGATTGACGAAATGTTTGGATTTTCAAAGTAAATAAAAATATTGATTTTTAACCCTCTGCTTTTATAGAGGGTTATATTTGTATTCAAGGCTTCACGAGGCGGAGAATACTCCCAAAATACAAAACTCATAATGTAGCTAATTATGAGTTGAGGACAGGTATCTTTCTCCCCTGTCCTCTTTTGTATTTAATATTCAAATAAGGAGAAAGGATTGGAGAAAGATAAAATGTTATTAACAAAAGAAGTAGATTACAAAGTAAATACAAGGTCGCTAAAGTATTATAGAAATTTGGGTTATAACTGCAAATCAAACGATATTATTAAAATAAAAGTTGAAGATTTACAATTGAACTCAATTCCAAAAGTTGAATATCAATGTAATAAATGTAAAATGATTTTTAAATTATCTTTTAAAAGTTTTACTCATAGTCACAATATAAATGAAATAAAAATATTACATAGTTTTTATGGGTATGGCGCACCTTTAAACAAGGATGTCCACAAATTATTTCATGATACATATGGATATACAGAAACAACATATGATGATTTTCTGAATTTTGTCAAAAGAATAAAAAACGGAGAATTTACAGAATGGTTTGATAAAAATAACCTAACTATTAATATAAATGAAGATTTTGTTGATTATGTTTATCAAATACAAGGGGAGGCGGCATAATGGCTCGTAAGGCTAAAGTGGCAGAAACACCTTCTATTGAAAAGACAAAATATATTTGTCATTGCTGCGGTAAGACTAAAATCGAAGATGAATTTTTTACAAGTAAATGGAGTAAGGTTTGGAATGACACAAACAAAAAGGTATTGTTTTGTAAAGAATGTACTCAAAAACTTATGGATGAATACACAAATAGATTCGGAGAAAAAACCGCATTAATAATATGTTGTGCATTATTAGATGTGCCATTTTACGGATCATTGTATCAAAGTATTATTGATAACAATTCATTTTTTAATGTAGGACTATATTTGAGACAAATGCAAATGAAGCAATATCAATATAAGAATTTTTCGACGTGTCTAACAGAGGGAGAACTTTTAAAGACAGATAGAGAAATTAAAGAAGAGGTTGAAAGCCGTTGGAATAAAAAAGATAAGCAGAATATGAACTATGCCATTTCTGTCGTGGGATATGACCCGTTTGATGGCTGTAATATGACAGATTCGGACAGAAAATATTGTTTTAATATTCTTGCAGGGTATTGTGATATTGATGGTATTAAAGATGACGGACATAAAATTCAATGCAGTATACAAATAACTCAAAATCAATTGCAAGTAAGAAAAATAGATGAGATGTTAAATCAAGAATTACTCGCATCCTCTCCCAACGAAAAACGCATTAAAGAGTGGTCAACTACAAAAAAGCAATTACAGGACAGTATCGCTAAAATGGCAGAAGACAATAAACTTTCAACAACATTCAATGATAATAAAGGTTCCGGCAAAAACACCTTGTCTTACAAAATGAAAGAAATGTTTGCTGATGGATATGAGGCTATTAAGGTAAATTTATTTGATATAAGAACATCTGAATGTATGAAACAAATTGCCGATTTAAGCAATCAAAGTATTTTAGAACAATTAAGTTTAGATTCCAATGATTATTCAGATATGATTAAGGAACAGCGAGAAATTATTCAAAACCTTGAATCAGAAACAGATAAACTAAGTGAAGAAAACCGTATGTTAAAAAACAAAATAATTGATTTGGAAAATTCTAAGAAAAAAGGTAGGTAAATGATATGGAATACTATATACCTACTACTGATAAAGAATTTAGCCAAAGAAAATTAGAGGAATATTCTAAATTTGATAAAATAATTAATTGGGGACGTAAAGACCCGGTACGGTTTGCTGAAGAATTTTACGGAATTAAATTGATTGATTATCAAAAATGGTGCTTTATGGAGTCTTGGGATAAACCATTTGTTTTGTGGTTATGCTCAAGAGGAACGGGCAAAACAACATTAGCTGCGGTATATTTGCAAACTAAAATGGTTTTAATACCTAATTATGATGTTTTTGTTTCTGCAAATTCACTTTTGCAATCAATAGATTGCTTTAAAAAAATAGAAGATTTAGCTTTACAGCGCATTCCTTCATTTAAGACTGTTACAGATATTTTTGCAGCGGAGGTTGAAAAATCTCCAAACAATGATACAGGATTTTCACATAATCCTGCTGGACACTGTTTTAAACTTTACAACGATTCAAGTTTGCTTACTCTTTCTACAAACTTAAATGCCCTTAGGGGTAAAAGAGGGTCGGTTTATTACGACGAAACCGCATGGCAAACCCGTGAAGCTATGGCTGCAACAGAACACTTTGCAGACGTTGACGCAAGCTTCGGATTAGGTGTAAAAAAGAATAGCTATTTTGACCCTATTCAAATGCCGTTACAATTGCTGTATGCTTCAAGTGCGGGAGATGTAACATACCCATTCTATGAGAAGTATGTAACATTTGCTAAAAAAATGTTCTTAGGAGATAGAAACTATTTTGTCTGTGATATTAATGCTAACACAGTTGTAAACTTCTCTACTGTTGATGGTGAGAAAATTAAATCCCACTTAACTCAGGCTCAGATAGACAAGGCAGTAGAGGAAGACTCTGAATTGGCAAACAGAGAGTTATTCAATCAATTTCGTAAAGACGGCGGTCAAAACTCTGTTGTAAAAATGGACGTGCTTGTTCGTAATTCAGAATCAAGAGCCCCACTGTTGTATAATGACACAGGCAAAAAGAAGTTTATATTTTGCTATGACCCAGCACGAAACTACGACGGTTCAATCTTATCAATCTTTCAATTACTACAAAGCAAAGAATATGGGTATTGGTTAAGACTTGAAAATGTTATTTCTATGGTTGATAAAAATTCAAGAAATAAAACGCCTTTACCTATGCCAGAGCAGTTAAAAATCATTAAAAAGGCAATGATTGATTATAATGGCGAGAGAGCTGCTGAATGGGAAAACATTGAATTTTATATTGATTCTGGTTCAGGTGGCGGAGGTATTAGTGCCGTATGCGACCAGTTAATGAATGATTGGACTGATGAAAATGGTGTAAAGCACCGTGGTATAATTGACCCAGAGCATAAACAATACGAAACAGCAAGAAAGAAATATACCAATGCTATGCCGATAGTACACCTAATTGACCCGCAAGGCTTTAAAAAGATTATATTTGACTCTTTACAGAAAATGGCTAACTTGAATTTAATTAAGTTTACTGATTATGATAATAAAGATTATATAATGATTGAAAACAAAAATGGTGAATTTGAAAAATACGATTTGTCATTTGATGAAAAACTTGCGTTAGTAAATATAAATTTACTTAAAATGGAAACTTCATATATGTGCAGATATGATAATCCAAATGGCGGTGTTCAATATGAATTAGCCAAAGATAAAAAGAATGTTATGCACGATGATAAAGCCTAAAATTATGGGCTGGAATAGTATAATCCATAAACTATTTAATAATAAATTTCCTTTAATTGACTTGAAGTTCCAGAGATGGATAACAGGGGGCAAGTTTAAATACAGCCTGAACGACTAAATAAGGAAACTACATAGGAAATTAAATGTAGATGTGATAGTCTGAACTGCAACTATAATCGAATAATAAAATTGCAGAATTTGGGTCGAATGTAAAGACATTCTTGGAAGAACCCAAATCGCTAATCAATATATTTCTTACTTTAAATTAAAAGAAGGTGAGAATATATAACAACTTATTACAGAAAAAATATTGCAGATGATTCTGGTATATATTGCATATTGAATAAGATAAATAAAAAAAGATATATAGGTCAAACGTATAGTATTAAAAATAGGTTTTATAGACATAAAAACGAATTATTAAAAAACAAACACCATAACACACATTTGCAAAATGCTTGGAATAAATATGGAATTGAGAATTTTGAGTTTATTATTCTTGAATATTGTGATATTGAATTATTAAATGAAAGAGAGATTTACTGGATAAAGTTTTACGACTCTTTTAATAATGGGTACAATCAAACTTCAGGAGATATAGGGTGTAGAGGTTATAAACATACACAATCTGAAATTGCAAAAATGATAAGTTCTCGTAATCCTAAAGTTGTAATTCAGTTAGATATGGATTTAAACATAGTAAAAGAATGGGAGAGTGCTTCTCAGGCATCAAAAACATTGGGTGTATATAAAAATGCTATAATTAATTGTTGCCAGAAAAAGAATAATGTTAAATCGGTAAAAGGATTTGTGTGGGTGTATAAAGAAGATTTTGACAATATAGATTATAATTATTATCTTATAAAAAGTATATCAATACCTAAAAAAGTTGGACAATTTGATTCAAATTTTAATCTTATAAAAATTTGGGATAGTATTCATAGTATCTCAAAAGAATTTCCAAATTCAAGTGGAAGTATTAGTCAAGTTTGTAACCATAAAAGAAACTCTTATAAAGGGTTTATTTGGTTGTTTGTAGACAATAACGGAAAACCAATAGACAATTATGATTATACTAAGATTAAAGTAAAACGAACACAAAAAGTTGCACAATACGATACCAGTGACAATCTGATATATATTTATAAATCAATACGTGATTCTTGTAATCATACAGGGTTTAATAAGAAATCTATATCTAATGCTTGTAATAAAAATACAATTTACAAAGGGTTTATATGGAAATATGTTGATTAGTTATAAAAGTAACAGAATGATACCTTGGCGATGGGAGCATATGCTCTTGCAAAACTGAGGCGCGAAGATTTAATAACTACGCCAAAAGTACAATCTTCAATAGATTATTCTAAACTTTGCCGTAAACCGTCCATAACAAGAAATAGATAATAAGTAGGGGGTGAGAATATTAATAGCGATGTAAGTGATGTAAATTCTTTATATGAAGCAGACAAACAAAATTTTGAGGATTTTGTTTCTAACAATACTCAAAAAGAGAAGAAGTTTGATTATCAAGCATTTAAAAGATTGGTTTTAACTGAACTTCAATATAATAAAATATTTGGGTATAACGGGAATAAATTTACAATATGTGGATATACGCGCGACACGATATTACATATGGCAGAATACCCCGAAAGATACGGTAAAAAGATACTTGATTTAAGTGACTATATCTATCTTAAATCGGGTTACTATAAACGTCTTATAGATTATTTTGTTAATCAGTCAATGGTAAATTATACGGTTGACACAAGAGTATTAAAACCACAAGCATTTACTCATAAAAAGGATAGGTTCAAAGAAGACTATATTAAGTTTTCAGCACAATCTGAAAAGTACCGCCTTAAAAACGAAATTCACAACATTCTTAGGCGAATGTACAGAAACGACATTTGTTACGCTTTTGTTACGGAGACCCCTTATGATATATCATACTATTATCTTGACCCTACTATTTGTGGTATAAGTTCATTAGTTAATGGAAATGTTTATGAATTTTATATAAACGTGGGATTAATGTCGGGTAAAATGTTAAGTAGTTTTCCTATAGAACTTCAAAACATCATTCTATCTGAATGGGAAAAGCAAAAGCAGTCTAAAGAAAATATCAAATTAAACCAGATAGGCAAGGTTAAAATACCTTGGGAGAACTCGTTGTGTATTAAATATAATAACGACTTCTTATTCCCCTATCCCCCATTTTTTACAATGATACTTGATATTCTCCTTATTGACGAATACAAGGAGTTAGCCAAAGCTCAAAGTATTAATGACGCTTATAAAATCCTTACTATGAAAATCCCTACTAAAGAGGGCGAAGTTACAATGGACGATAAGTTAATTACTGTTTTTACTGATATTGTATTGAATACTGTACAAAACAATATCGGCGTTGTAACCACCCCGTTTGATATGAAAACAGAGGAATTTTCCTCAAACAATTCTGATAACAGAGATACGGTAAGTGACTCTATTTCTTGGGCTTTTAAAAATGTCGGCGTATCTGAAGCGTTGATGTCGGGGGCTTCGAGTGGTAGCGAATTAAAATTATCTGTACTTAATGATAGCGGTGATATATTCAGGATTTATCGTATGTTAGAAAACTGGATAAGTTTGCAAATGAAGTTAAGAAATTATATATATTCTAACTATGAGTTTGTATATAAAATTTTAAATATGACTATTTTTAATTCAGATGAAGTAAAAAAAATGGAATTGCAAATGGCTCAAAACGGTTTACCAAATAAATCAAGACTGTGTGCTGCAAATGGATTAAGTCCTGCTACAATGCTTGGAAATAGCATTGTTGAAAATAATCTTTTGAATGATATTTTCGATACTTGGCAACCGCTTAAAACAAGCTACACTGCTTCAGGAGATAGCGAAGGTGCTGGCAGACCGACAGTTGACGAGGTAGATTTAACGGCGAGCGGAGAAATCACTCGTGAAAACAATACGAATGACAAAGATAACCGTATTTGATAGGTGGTGAATATTTATTTGGAGATAATTTGTATATTAGACTATGTAAAAGCTAATGAATTAATACAAAAAGGATTTACTTGTATTTCACCAATTTCAAACAAAGAAAAGTTTTATCAATTTGTAAAAACTCCTGAATTAGAGAATTGTTTAAAAATCAATTTTTCTAATCAGGATTTTTTTATAAATAAAGATTTATTTTTTTGAGAAAGGAGGAAATAAACAGTTGGAAAATTCTATTGTAAGATATGAAATGAACATTCAGATAACTCCTAACTCTATTAATAAAATTAATGACCAATTTTCATTAGTGGATATTTTATTGTGTTACGCAGATAAAAATAGGAATAAAAGCAAAATTAGCGAATGCGCGATTGAAAAATCGCTTTATTCATTGTGTTATTGCCCTATTATTGGAGAACGGATTATTAAAGACGATGGTACAGAAGACTTCGGAACTCACGGAGGTAAGATTATCGTTGATAGTAATGGAGTTAAATTTGAGCAAACCACAAAAGCATATGGTGTTATTACTAAAGAAGCTGTAGAAAATGCTAAGTGGGTATTTATAACTGAAAAAGACGGTCATACAAAGCATAAGTATTTGCAATTAAAGGGTTGTGTTGTTTGGACTGAGAGGTTTAAAGAAACAAAAGAACTGCTTGAAAAGGATTATCCGCAATCCATGGAGATAAATATTCGTAAATCAAATTATGATGATGACGGTTTTTTAGTTATAGAAGATTTTGTGTATACTGGAGCTTGTATTTTAGGGTCAGACGTTGAGCCTTGTTTTGAAAGTGCACGTATAGGTAGACACTATCAAATTGAGGATTTTAGAAAAGAAGTAGATGAAATACTAAATATTTACAATAAATATCAAAAATCCGATACTAACAAATCAGAAAAGGAGGAAATACAGATGGACAAGTCTAAGGTTATTGCAAAACTTTCAGAGTATACATACCAGAATGTGCTTGGAGAAACTGTTGCAAAGTATGTGCTTGTTGATATTACCGATACGTCTATCGGCGTTATTGACCGTGAAGATAATAAAGTGTATTCGTTTAGTTGTGCGGAAGTCGAGAATGAAATTGTTATTGACGAGAACAGCAAAAAGGAATGTATTTTTACTTTCAAGGAATGTGATAACGCAGACGAGAAGTGTTTTGACTACGGCGCAGAGGTCGCTACGATTGCTGACAATGCAGGAAAAGCGATAGAGATGTCCGTAGCAAAGAGTTTTTCGGAGGAGTACACGGGAAAAATCAACGAAATTGCCGGTAAGTTTGCCGATCTTACTACGGAGTTTGATAAGGTATCTGCGGAACTTGAAAAGTACAAGAAAGCAGAACAGGAGCAGTTGGAAACTGAAAAGCGTAATCAGATTGATAATCTGCTTAACGAGTATTCTAAGAAAATCGGCAAGATGTCCGAGTTCTTGATTTACAGAGCAAGAAAAGACCTTTATGAGAAGAATGTTGAAGATATTCAGCGTGACCTTACTATTATGGCTGGCAAGGCTATGATGACTAAGGATAAGGGTCAGGGTGTAGATTATAACCCTACGGTTAGTGCCGTTGCTTTCTCTCTTGGCAATTCAAAGGTTAATAAATATGCACAAGAGGAAGATAGATACGGCGATTTGTTTGCTAAAGTTATGAATAAGTAAGGGGGACTTGAAATGGCTAAGTATAATGTTGTAGAAACCACTAAGGTTTCTGGTAGATGTTTTGATTTTGTTTGCGACAAAGATATTGAAAATGGCTCTCTCGTTGCAATGGGCGACCTTGTAGACGGTGAGAGAAATATTTATAAGGCAAAGATTCCTACGGCGGGTGATGAGGTGTTCCTCGTAGCTAATCCTGCTTGGAGTTATGATGACAGCAGAGTTGTTAATCAGAATGAGGATAAGTACATAAATAAGGCTGATACTCCTTTTAGAGTATATGGTCTGCTTGCAATCAATCACGATAAGTTTGGTGTCGAGGATTATGGCATTACTGTTGATGATGGTAGCGAAGTTGAGGTTGGAGATTATGTAACAGTAGATGGTGCTACTACAAAGATTAAGGATGTCGGTACAACTGCTCCTGCTGCAACTTATGGCTTTGTGGGTCGTGTTGTTGAAATAGAACAGTATGGCTTTGCTTACACTACGGGTACTGCGGGTAATGTTGGTGCTACCGGTAAGAAAATAATTATTCAGGTTATTAAAAACCAGACTGTTTAATATAAGGGGGTTAGTTGAAAAATGGAAAAGATGTATAAAGATATGTGCAACCTTATTAATGACGCTTATGTCGGCAGGGTTGCGACTTTTGCTAATGATGACGCTGTAAAATATACCGACGAAGCAATTCGTCAGGGCTTCTTTGAGATTTTAGGTGAGGAAAAGCTTACTTGGGCTGGCTGGAGAAATCATAAGAATCAGATTTTCACTATTATGGAAACTGTGCTTAACACTAATCTCCCTTTGGCTTGGGAAGGTTCTCGTTTCTATGACCAGTTCGTAGAGACTAAAAATGGCGCACTTGGCGATAAGAATGAGTTTATTGTAGAAGATAATTCTGTACTTGTTGCAGCTACTTTTGCAGGAAATCACTGGGATACTGAAAGGAAAAAGCTTCCCGGTAATGAGTCTTTTTCTCTTAAAACAGAGTGGTTTTATATCCATCTTTATCAGGATTTTGAGAGATTTCTTAAGGGTACAATTACCATTACCGATCTGGTAAATAAAATGCAGAAAGGTATGCTTAAAGCAATTGATAACAGAGTGTATACATCGTTTAACGGTGCCGGTACATATCTTCCCGCTGCTTTTCAGGTAACCGGTACATACGACAGAACTAAGATGAGCGAACTTATTCAGAGAGTGGAGGAAGCAGCTCAAAAGAGTGTTGTAATTGCAGGTACTAAGGTTGGTCTCGCTGCTATTGCAGAGGGGATCGACAGCAAGTGGATTTCTAATGCACAGAAGGAGGAAATGGCAACCACTGGTACTCTCGTAAACCTTACCGGTCTTGGTGTTGTTGGTGTTGAAATTCCGCAGGTATTTGAGCGCGGTACATACAACTTCAAGGTAGACAACAAGTCTATATTTGTACTTCCTGACAATGAGAAATTTATCAAAGTCTTCTTTGAGGGCGATACCAGAGCGAGAGAGCTGGGTATGGAGAATACTCACGACCAGACCATTGATACACAGATTCAGACTAAGGTCGGTGTAGGTGTCGTATTCAGCAATATATTCGGCAAGTACACTCTTGTTTAATAAAAATAATTAGTTAAGGTGGTGAAGATAATCTACCGCCTTAATAATATTTTGAAGGGAATGTTTGTTAATTTGAATTTTGAAGAAATGACTTTGGACGAACTCAAAGAAATCGCAAAGCAGAACAACGTTAAAGTTGGAAATATAGGCAAAGATAAACTTATTGAAAAAATCAATGAAGCTTTATCTGAAAACGGAGATATAGGAAATAAGTACGACAATGTTGCTGTGGAAACTGAAACCAGTGAAATTAAGTCGGAAACATCAAGTCAGTTAAACTCTATTATGTCTGTTATTGATGGTTTAGATGATAGTGACAATGATTTTAGCGGAGAAGTTATTGAGAAGCTTCCTATGAATGCAAGTATACCTGTGCGGTCTTTGACGTTTGGTACACTTATTTACAAGTCTCCGCTTAATAACGCAAGCTTTGTATGGAATAAAATAGGTGCTACAATCCATATGACTGTTGAGGAAATTACACAGATGAATAATCAGAATGAGAATTTCCTTAAAAAGCCTTTGGTTGTACTTCTTGACGAAAGGGCTGTTAAACAGTTTGGACTTATTTCTACCTATGAGAATGTAGCTAAAATAAACGATTTAAACAAAGTGTTTAAGTCTGATATGAAAACTATCTCTAAAACCATAGATGATGCATTGCGAGTAAATATGCGGGATATTCTTATATCAAAAGTAAGGGATATGTATAAAAAAGGAACATTGACTGATGTTAATGTTATACGGTTACTCCAAACTAAGTTACAACTAGATTTGGTAGAAGATATGTAATGCTTTAAGCTGATTGTTTTATAATACAACTGGAGGTGATTTTGGTTGGCTACGGCATATAAAGAGTTGTACAACTCAGTTTATTCAAAAATAAAAGATTATGATTTTATACAAATCGGTGAGGAAAACGCTGATGATATATTGCACGACTATATCCGTCCTGCCATTATCGCCTTTGAAAGTTGTAATCAAGACTTGTCTGACAGGGACGAAATTTTAATGCAGTTTAACTTTGATTTGTCCGATATTGATTTTGAAATATTGTCAAACTATATGGTAATTGCGTACCTTGACGCTACTTATATTCGTACTCCCCTCGCTCTGCAAGCTCATATGAGTACAACTGACTTTCATAAATACGACAATAGTAATGTATTGGGCAAAGTTATTGAAGTACGAGATATGTATAAACGGGAAAACAAGCAGTTGATGATTAACTACTCGTTTAAAAAGGATTCTTATTTTGCAAGAGTATATCAAGAAAAGGGATATTACGACGCTATTAAAAAAAGTGGAGGCAAAAGCAGCATTCAAAGAACCACTTACAGAGGTGGTTATAGATGAGTTTCAAACATATGGAGTGTTTTATAAATAGCAAAGGCGGTAATATTAGGCAAAACAAAATCAATGACGGTAAACTGCTAATGAAAAATCAGTTTGACAAAGATGTTTCTTATAGTCCTGATTTTTATTTATGGAGTTTTGGCGTATCAAAAGAAGATATGCGGAATATTCCAATAAAAACCTTTTATGAGAAATACTCGCTAGCTAACGGTATTATGTTGAAGTTTAACACTTTGATTGATGATACTATTCAAGTTGGAGACGTGTTGTATAACTCGGATAAAGATACATATTGGATATGTACAGAGTATTACGATAGAGACGGTATACTTGGTGCGGGTAAACTTACAAGATGTAATTATTGGATTAAATGGCAGGATGAGAACGCTAAGATATACGAATACCCAGTGTTTGAGATAAACTCTACACAGTACAACAGTGGAGAATCTGGAGATAAAACTATTACTTTGGGTTCGTCTCAACATTTGGTGACGATAACAGCAGATGAAAATACTATTTTATTAGACCACGGCAAAAGAGTGTTCTGGGATAGAAATACTAAAAACCCTACTGTATTTAAAATTACCCAGAACGATACAACCGCTATGAACTATGATAAAGGACTGTTGAAAATCACAATTGCAGAAGATGAACGTAACCCCAACAGAGATTCTATTGAAAATTGGCTTTGTGATTACTATGAGGTTTCCGAGGTTACTATTCTTTATGACGGTCAATCTACTATTCGTGCAGGTGGTACTAAAACTCTAATGGTAGATACCGACAAAACAGTTGTGTGGTCTGTCAAAGGTGATATTGCGGCGGAAATTATACCCGATGGCAATTCTGCCAAAATAAAATGCCCAAATAATCAAAGTTATATAAACAAGGAAATTATTGTTAAAGCTGTTGTCGAGGAAGCAGAAGATATATGTAAACTAACAGTTACAGGAGGTGTATAGTATAGGAATAAATGATAATCTTATAGAAGATTACCGCAGCGTTGTAACCAATGCAATATTATCAGATGAAACTATTGTCAAAATTTTAGGCGATGATAAGCTTGACCTTGAATCGGCAGATGAATTATTATGGGTACATTTAATTCCACAGCAGTACGTCCCATACACTATTACTGAAACGGGTTCTTATATTACGTATGATATTGATGAAAATGTTGTTATTCCGCATAATGGCACACGCAGCACATATACTGAACTGACATTATACTTTTGGATATTTACACACAAACAAGACGCTTTATACAAGGGTAGATTAAGAAATGATATTTTGAACAGAGAATTGAAATTGCTGTTTAATGATAACAGGAATATAGGTATCGCTAAAAATCATCTTTTGTACAGTAAGGTGTATAGTTCAGGAAATTATGATTATATGGGGCGACATATGGCGTTTAAGATTACTGATTGGGCTGACGAGGTGAGATATGGCAAAAAGTAAATTCAGCCTGTTAGGCAAAAAAGAATATAAATTAACTGAAAATTTGACAATACATATCCCATTGGTTTCGGAAATAAGAAATTGTTTTGAAGATGAACTTTTGTATTTTCAATTAGTATCGATATTTACTTCAACTCCATGTGACGCTATGGTTGAACTTGACGATTGTAATATTGATTATACAAAAGTAACAGAATATGTTTTTTTCATAATGAAGTTTCTTGGGTTGGTTAATAATCCTGATTCAGTTAGCCTGATACACTGGCATATGATATTTCCGTATATAGATATACATGATTTGTCTGTGGAACAAAAAAATGACATACCTGTTGTTATTGACAATGAAAACAATATTGTTATTGATGAAAAAATCTATTTGCAGCTTGCTGATTTGTTAAGACAAATGCTGAATATATCTAAAAATATGGAATATTACAAAGTACCTGAAGAGGAAACGAGACGTTATATTATTGACCGCCAGCGTCTGAAACGCAAACGTCAATTTGAACGCAACAAAAATCAAGGGGATTCAATGTCGTCTTCGCTGGATGGTGTAATTCTTTTATTGGTCAATAACAGTAATTTTAAATATAATTTCAAAACCGTTGAAAAATTAACCGTTTATGATTTATACGCTTGTCTGCAGCAAATATATACTGACCGTGAGATCGACGGAATTATGTCGGGTTATTGGTCGGGAAATATTGATTTAAAGAAACTTGATAATTCTAAATTAAATAGAATTATTTTGTAAAAATGTAAAAAAAGAAAGGTAGGAATTTTTTATGAAAACAATTGCAATGCTTGAAGGTTGGACTATCACATCGGTAGAGACTATCGAAAATTATTCGCGTGAGGACGATACTTGTTTGTCAATTCTTGATGAAATTAAAAATGTATCTCTCGCTAATACTGAGGATAGCGCGGACGTAACAGGCAAGAACGGTCAAGCCCTCTTTACAATAAAAAAGGGCAAGGCTGTAACAGGTTCTGGTTCTTCCGGTTATATTTCCGGAAATCTTATGGCACTCCAGACAGGTGCTGAACCCACAGAAGGAAAGATTAAGTTCAGAAAAAGAGAAATTGTTAAATTCGGAAAAGACGATACAAGCATAAATCTTTCTGAAACTGCTGCTGGTGCAGAGGGTAATGAAATCCTCAACCTGATTGTTACTGTAGCAGACGAAAACGGAGATGTAAGCACACAGTATGAGCAGGCTACCGCCGCTGATACAAGCAAATTTGCTTATGCTGATAATGTCATTACTCTTCCTACTGCAACAAATGGCAAGAATGGTACAGCTGAAGTGATCTATGAGTACGAAAAGGACGGTGCTTCTGTAGGCAATAAGTCCGGTACATACGGCAAGACAACTCATACATTTATCAATTGTCTTGGTACAAATACTTGCGATGAAACATATTTTATACAGATTGAAGTTTATCGCTGTGACTGGAATTCAAACTTTACATTTGAACTTGGCGGCGATGGGGTAGAGCACCCGTTTGAATTCAAGAGCCTTGTTGATAAGTGTTCCGGCGAAGATCGTTTCTGGGACTTCAAGGTTTATAAGAAGTCTGTATAATGAGGTGCTGCTATGGCAGAACAGTATCGAGACTGTCTTGTTTGCGGCAAACCTTTTAAGGTATGTAATACCTGCCCCAAAAACATGGAAGAGATTTTTCAGTGGCGCAGAGTAGTTTGCTGCCCTGAACACTTTGCTTATCATGTACCGATTATTCAGTATTCCCGTGGTAAAATTGACAAGAAGACAGCTCAAAATGAGTTGCGGTCTGCGATCGATACTTATGGGAATATCGAATTTTGCGGCAATATTAAAAACATTGTCGAGGATATCCTTTCAGATAACAAGTTTGAAGAAATTATATCAAAATAGTCTTTTAAATAAGTTATCGCTGTTTAAAAAAGAATAAATAATTAGGGCGATATTGCGCCATTGCAAAATGACAAAATATCGCCCCGTTTTTATTTAGGAGTGAAGAAAATAAAAAGAACCAAATTTAATGTTGATAAAGACAAATCAAAACGTACATATAACGGAATAACCTTTGATTCTGTATTGGAAATGAAATATTATCGTGATTACATTTTACCCCAAGTGGAGAGTGGCGATATTACCGATGTAAAACTACAAGTTAAATATGAGTTACAACCAAAGTTTATTCACGATAATAAAACAGTGCAACCAATAAATTATGTGGCTGATTTCGTGGTGACATATTCAAACGGAAATATTGAAGTAATTGACACTAAGGGGTGTCCCGATTCAACCGCAATACTTAAAAGAAAATTATTTTGGTATGTTTACCCTGACCTTGTTTACAAGTGGATTTGTTATTCAAAAAAATGGGGAGGGTGGATAGAATATGACCAATACAAACAATATAGAAATAAAGAAAAACGAAATAAATAAATCCGTCTGTGACTGGGGAATTGCTTATGAATCAATTTGCGATTTCCTTTGAGGGCAGACTGACGGCTGACGAGGACTCTGCCATCGCACTACCGAGGTTTACCCGCTTGGAGATATCCGATGAAGAGAAAAACAGCGGCTTTTCGTACCGCTGCTCTTCACCGTATTATCCCACAGTCTGCGTCGGGTCGCTCCTCAGCGTTGCCCTATCCTCCGTATGAGCAAAGCAATTACTATTATGTCCAAAAGTAACCGTAATTATTCATTTGTATCCTTAGATGCATTTTATTTTGTCCGCTGATGAGGGTGCGGCACCTGCGGCACCTTTTACTTGATTTGTTGTGAATTTTGTGCTATAATGCTATTATAATGAATATTCTCTTATGGCACCAACAATACTGTCGGTATTCCAATTAACAACAACATCTGCCACATCTTGTATCTCAGAAGGAATTTGGGAGTTACCATAAGGTTTAACCGCTACAATTGGCTTGCCTTTTTCTTTGGCATAGTCAATTTCAAACTGCATCCATTCGCGGTGATTGTAGTACATTCCCGAAATTACCACAACACAGTTTCACTGGATCGATTTTCCTATGTATTGCGTC